GCGGATCAAACCACACAAGGTTTTAACGCAATCGAGAGCAATGCTGCAGCCAATATGAACGGCCAAGGCACGTCAGGGCAATTTCAAAATATAATTGACAATGGCGGCTATAACTCAGCCCAGCAAGGCGCTATGAGCCAAATGCAACAAGCAGCGGGCGGTTATCAAAACGACCCAACTTATCAAGCCTATCGTCAGAATACGCTAAATGACGTTTCAAATAGTGTAAACGAGGCTATGTCTGGCGCGGGTCGTTATGGCAGCGCAGCGCATACGGGCGCATTGACAGACCAATTATCGGCGGCTGGTTCACAAATGGATATGCAGCAGCTTTCAAGACAAGATGCAGCCAATCAGAATTTGTTTAATATGGGGCAGGCGGCTCAAGGTAATCTTGGCACTGCATATGCGGGCATGGGTCAACCGGCTCAAGACCTTATGCAAGTTGGCGGTGCTTATGAAGACCTGGCAACACGAACTAAAAACGACGAATTGCGTATTTTCGATGAAGCTCAAAACAAGCCTTGGGAAAATCTTGGTCGCTTGAATGCAGTAGCAACAGGCGCGGGCAATTACGGATCATCAACAACAACAGCACAAGGACCAAGCGCAAATCCGTTTATGCAAGCGGCAGGCGCGGGGCTTTCTTTAGCTGGCTTATTCGGGGGTTTCTAAAATGGGTGGTGGTGGCGGTAGCGCAGCAGCTACAACAGAAGTGCAAGAAGATCCAGCCTTCACAGGCCAAATGAGGCAGTTTGGCGCGGGTCAAGCTGGTTTAGTGCAAAACCAGTTAAACCAAGCTGGATTGGGTGGGATGATTGATCCTACGCAATTTCAACAAACGCAAGCACCTGTTTTTAAAAATCCTGATGAAATTGAGCTTTATTTGAAGTCTCTTGGTAAAACGCCTGCGGAGTACGAATAATGGATAACAAAACTGGCCTACTAGGTAATATTTCAAACGCTTTCGGCGGTCGTCAGGGGTTGCTATCTGCGGGCTTGCCTATGATGTTTGGCGGTCCACAAGCACAACAACAAGCGCTTATGCAAGGTTTACAGTATGGCGGCACAATGCAAGCTGAAAACCGCAAGACGCAACAGGCAGAAGCGCAAAAGAACAAAACGCTTGAGTATTTGCAGCAAAGCAATCCAGAACTTGCCGCATTGATGGAAGCGGGCATGTCGGGCAGCGAGGCGCTAGGACTGGCTTATAAAGCACAACAGCCGCCAAAAGCAGAAAAACCAACGAGCGCTATCCAGAACTATAACTTTGCAGTAGATCAAGGTTTTGATGGTTCGTTTGTGGATTGGCAAACCGGCCAGAAGCGAGCGGGTGCAACTAACGTGAATGTCAACAATGCAAGTGAAGTCGGTACAATCCCGCAGGGGTTTGAGTTGTTCACGGACCCAGAAACGGGCGCGCGTTCTATGCGGCCAGTTACAGGTGGCCCAGAAGACCCTACTAAATTCAACGAGAAAAAGGCGGCTAACGAAGCACAAAAAGCAACGGTAGCACGTCAGGCTATTGCTGACATCAAAGGCAAACTTAGCCAAGGCGGTCTGTTAAATATGCCTGAGGTTGGCGTTGTTGGCTCGCGCCTTGCTGATATGGGCCTTAACCAAGAGGCTGTTGACGTAAAACGAAAGCTTGAAACACTTCAATCGGTTGTTTCGTTTGATCGCTTGCAGCAGATGCGAGAAGCAAGTCCAACCGGCGGCGCTTTGGGTGCTGTATCTGAGAGAGAACTTGCATTACTTCAAAGCAGTATGGGTGCATTATCAAATGACATGAGCGAAGAAGAGCTTACGAAGACACTGGATTTTATTGATGGTGTGATGAGTAAATTTGCAGCATACCCGCAAGGTGCACAAGCAATGCAGCCAGCAGCAACACAAAATGGAATGCCTGATTTCTCCACTATGTCAGACGAAGAACTAGAGGCTATTGTCAATGGACGTTAAACAAGCTGCACAGCAAGAGCTTTTGCGCCGTAAAGCAGCAGTAGAGCTTGAACGCCGTAAATCCGCACCGCAAGAGGCCCGTTGGGATCATAAAGTCGGTGCCGCAATTGATGGCGTTGCGCAAGGCATGACTTTTGGGTTCTCTGATGAAATCGCGGCGGGCATGGCTTCTGGTGGTGGTCTGTGGGGCGATTACGACGAGGAACTTGCAGCAGAACGCGCGCGCATGGCTGAAAACAAAGAACTTGCAGGCGGCTATGAATTAGGCGGTCAAATTGCTGGTGGTCTTGCAACCGGTGCAGGCTTGATGAAATCCGGTGTAACTATGCTTGCTAAAAATCCTACCGTTCTAAAAGCAGCAGGCGAGGGTGCATTGTATGGCGGTGCATATGGTCTTGGATCTGCGGAAGAAGGCGAGCGCTTAGAGGGTGCGTTAATGGGAGCAGGCACTGGCGCGGCATTTGGCGGCTTAGCTCAAAAAACTGGCAATATCATCAAAAGCAAGGTCGCAAATAATGCGGTCAAGAAAGCTGCGCCTACAATCGATAGCCTAAAACAGAAGTCACAAGCTCTTTATACTAAAATGCGCGAGTCCGGTGTTGTTGTTCGTGAAAATAAAATCAATAATATTAAAGGCAATATTGCTCTTGAGTTATCGCAAACAACCCCTGATCTTGCCCCGCAAGCCCACGCGCTAAAAAAGCTTGTTGATGATACTTTGCAAGGTGATGTCAATATCATTGATCTGCATAATATCTCCAAATCCGTCAATCGCGTGTCTCGTGGTGGATTACAAGGCGAAGACGCTCATTTTGTAGGCAAGATTAAAACATATGTTGATAATGCTATCGACAGCATGCAAACGAGCGATATTAAAGGCCCATTAAGCGCAGTTAAGCTAAAGAATGAGGCTGATGAACTTTGGAAGACAGCGCGTAAATCTGAAATTATAGATAAAATTTTTGAGGACGCTAAAAGTCAAGCAACTGGCTTCGAGAACGGCCTAGTTATTCAATTTCGTTCGATGTCAAAAAATGCAAAACTTATGCGTCAGTTCTCAGAAGCAGAACAGAAGATGATTAAAGACTTAGTTCGTCGTGGGTCCGCACGTGAAATTTTGGCTCAGATCGGGAAGTTGTCCCCAACTAGCACATTTGGCCCATTGGTAACGGGTAGTGTAGGTTTTAATTCTGGATTTGTGCCTGGTGCAGCGCTAGCGGCTACTGGCTATGGTGCACGGAAAGGTGCAGAGTATATGACCAAAGGAAAAGCAGAAGCTATTCGACAGGCTGTGATGACTGGAAACGCTCCTATTCGGGAATCTTCGAAATCAGCAAGATACTCAATACCAACACTGGCACAGCAATCCACAAACCAAACGATGTCAGCCAATTCCAATAAAAGATACCAACCCAACCCGCAATTGAAGCGCCCCCAAAGATAAGGACTTTGTGCCAAAGCGTAAATTGAAATTGATTGTCGTTTGCTGGTTCGCGGTTGTCAGTCATCGGAGGCCTCTGAATCCTCTTTATGGCGCTTTTGCAATACAAACTCGGCAAGAACGTCAGCAATTCCAGATTTGAAAATGGCGTCTTCAAGTTTGTCCCTTAAAATAGCTTCGTCTTCTTTGTTGCCGCCCGCTCGTTTAGCAGCTGTATCAGCAGGTACTTGTTTATTAAACACATCAGCCGTAAGAGTTCTCTCTAACCTCTGAATTATCTCTGCATTGAGCGACCTGCCGTTTTCGGCGGCCAGCTTTTTTAATTCATCACGCATTCCGTCAGGGAAACGAAGCATATACTGGTCTAATTGTTGGCTAGGGAATCTGTCTTTTTTACTCATGCCTATTAACTAGCGATATTTTTTGCTTGACGCCACCCTATTAACTTGATAGGTATATGCCTATTAACTTGATAGGAGTCAAAAATGCATAATAAAAACTACCCAAGCCAAACGGCTGATAAGTTCATGCTCCGATTGCCGGATGGCTGGAGGGATTTGATTAAAGAACATGCAGCTCGCAATCGTCGTTCAATGAATAGTGAAATTGTTGCGCGGTTAGAGCAAGCTTTTGAGCAGGGGCAACCCACCGATGCTTAAAACGAAAAACGCCCCCGAAGCTGTAACTTCAAGGGCGTTAAGTGAAAAATTCCAATGCAGAAAAGGAAAATATTCAATGAAAAGTATAATTCAATTTAGCCAACAAGGCAACACTCTACCGAATGTAAAATCAAATGGGGAGTGCGTATAATGCCTGTAAAGAAAACAAATGCAGCTATCGAACTGCCAAAACTCGATATTCGCCTAATGGAAGTAACAGTTGTTGGTGATAGCCCATTAATTGTGCATGCTTGGTCAGAGAAATCAAAGCGTGAGATGCTTGATAAACAGTTGAAAGTCGCGAAAGGCGCAAAGGAAGCCAAAGACCCTGTTGCTGATTTCAATGCCTCCTTATATCGGCTCGGTGAAGATTATGGCTTTCCGTCTGTCGGATTTAAATCTGCTGCGGTTACTGCTGGTACTTCGGTTGCTGGGCTTACAAAAATTGCCGCCCGTCAAGCCTTTCATATTATCGGGCAAGATGTTGATGTAGATGGCGTTTTTGAAGGAACTAGCGCTCGACATAATCTTGTGAAGATAGAGGGTGGCGAGCCAGCCATGCGTGAAGACATGGTTCGGGTCGGCATGGGCACCGCAGATATACGGTATCGGGGTGAATTTCGCGACTGGTGGGCAAAACTGCTTGTCCGTTATAATGCGAATGTATTGTCGGAAAGCCAAATCTTGAACTTGTTGAATGTAGCAGGTTTTGCGGTTGGCGTTGGTGAGTGGCGACCTGAAAAAGACGGTTCCTATGGCATGTTTCATGTTGCAACCGAAGCAGAATTAAAGGGGATTGCCGCATGAATATTGTAGGGTATGAATTTATTGAGGGTGCCAGATTTCAGTCTGGCGCTCACAAGGATGCAAATGAAGTTGGTAAACATCTTGAGCTTCTCAAAGAGCAATTCAAAGGTGAGCTTACACCGAATGATATTCTTGAGGATGCTAAAAATCATAATTCGCCGCTTCATTCATATTTTGAGTGGGATGATGGAAAGGCAGCAGAACAACATCGGCTTCAACAAGCGAGAGGATTAATCAGAACAGTTGTTGCCGTGTACAGATCCGATGAAAAAGAGTCTGTTGTGCGACATAGAGCTTATGTCCACATTAAAGAGGGGGAGGCTTCTCATTATCGTGAAACTTCACACGCCATGTCTCAGAAGAAAACAAGGGACAATGTGCTGCAAAGTGCTTGGCGAGAACTTCAATCTTGGAAGAAACGTTACGCAGATTTAGAAGAGTTTGCTTCTGTTGCAGAGGCAATTGATCAGATAAAAAAACCAGAAATGGTCTGATTTGTCTAGGGTTATGGCGAGAGTTACCTTACTCAACCTCGCAATCTTTTTAGATTATTGGCAGGCGGGTTCAGGCTAGTTCAGGTGGGTTATGGTATGTTGAGGCAGGCGGGGTGTGGCGTGGCGAGCTACGGCATGGTCTGGCAAGGTCGGGCGTGTTGCGTTTCGGCAGGCAAGGAAAGGCACGTTGTGGTGAGACTTGGTTTGGTAAGGCAGGCGAGGCTAGGTTCGGTAAGTTTAGGTATGGCATGGTAAGGCGTGTTAAGTTTTGGACACGGATGGCTAGGCTAACAACCAAAAAACGGCTTCACTCAGTGTTACGAGCACTGAGTGAAGCCTAACCAACAATCGAAAGCGAGCTTCGATATGGCTAATTTAGCATATAAACAACACGAGTCTGTGTATCAACCTGAAACGAAAGAATATTTAATCACTAGATTTTGGGATGAAACACAAAACCAACCAAAAGAACATGCGAGACTAATTGAGCGTGGCAAAGCTATTAAGTGTTTTGAGGGCGAAATGCCCATTGGTTTGTATACACAATTACCAGTCTAAACTAAGGCCCTGCATTGCGGGGCTTTTTCTATTGGAGCGAAGAAATGACAAAGTCATCTAATGACGGGTGGGAACCAATGGTAACTCTACATGAGGTCCCGACCGAACGGCATAACGCTTTAATTGCTCGGGTGTCGCAGTCCCAAGAAACAATTCTTTTGGTAATTGATCGCGTAATGCGTAAAGAGCACCAGGGGTCACAGTATTATCCGATGAGCGGGCCACTGACTTTAAAGGAATTGTATACTGTGGTCTCCGCAAACCTAAAGCTTCATTTATCTGCCAGTAAACGACGACATAAAGTTCGCCTTGATGCTCTAAAAGGTCAGTTAATGACAAGGCTCTATCGGTCATAAACTCCACGGCTTTTTCGTGTAACTTCACATCATCATCCATATCAACCTCCAAATTTATAAGGTTAGGACGATTCTACTTAATGGGGCAAATTAGCTTTCTATTGGCAGTAATCAAGACGAAGAGTTATTTATTAGTTCTTGGGTCTGGCATAGACTCTAAACAGAATGCTGTCCCATGGTTTCCCGTAACACCTTTTTGAAAAACGCCAGTAAATTCATTAACGCAAAGACCGTGTGCCGCGATAACTGAGGCATAGGCTTCTACCCACTCACATTCTTTGTTGTTGGCGCAATTTGAGGCTTCGAGAAGCCAAATGCTTAAAAGCCAATCCGTATCTAATTTTACGTCAAGTTCCTTCGCTTGAACAAAGGTTGGGATTAAAAGAAATGCAAAAAGAAGATATTTCAACATGAGTTATACCAAACAACAAATAGAGCAGATTATCATAGAGGAGGCGCAAAAGGTTGGCGTTGATCCTCAAGCCATGCTGAGTATAGCGCATATCGAAAGCAAGCTAAACCCTAGCGCTAAAAATCCACGTTCGAGTGCCAGTGGTCTGTTTCAGTTTATAACAAAAACCGGCAATGCATATGGGCTTAAAAATCCGTTTGACCCAAGGCAGAACGCAAACGCTGGCGCGAGGTTGATGCGAGACAATCAAAGAGCGCTAACAAAAACTCTGGGGCGAAAACCGACAGCAGGCGAGTTGTATCTCGCTCATCAACAGGGGATTGGCCGAGCTAAACAAGTTCTAGGCAATCCAAACCGCAGGGCACGTGATATTTTGCCAGGGCAGGCTTTTAGTCTCAACATCCCGCGTGGCAGCGACCCAAATATGAGCGCAAGTGAGTTCAGTAATCTGTGGACAAAGAAGATTGACAATACACCATACAAGGAGTGGGGAGGCAATAGCAGCACCGCATTTGCATACAACGAGCAATCACTTCCAAGCCCAAGCAAAGCACCTTTTCCAGATACAAGCAGCGGTCTATTCCAACCAGCCAACCTGTTTGCATCCCCACGTGGGCAGGTGCAGAGAGAAAGTCTAGGCCCTGCCAATCCTTCGCCGCTTCCATCCGCACCATCTGGCAATGTCATACGAGCTGGCAGTTTACCTAAAGCTACGCCACCAACGGAAGCAAACCCAAAAGCAGCATTATTACAAGCAGCTTATCAAAAGCGTAATGTGCCTACACCAGCTCCAAGGCCAGCCGATTTAAGCAAGTCTTACATTCCAAAGGCTTCGGATTACCAGCACTATCAAATGAACGTGAAGCAGCCTACGTTACCAACCGGCAGCGCAATACCATTACCAGCAGCAAGACCGGCTAATTTAACGCCTGCGCCGGTTATTGATGGACCAGTAGGTAAACCGCTTGATTTAGTACCAACGCCGCCAACACGCATTCAGCAGGCCAAAACAAAGGCAACTAATCACCTTAAAGAGCAATTGCATCCTAAGACGCTCGCGGCACGAGGCGCAGGGGCATTAATCGGTGGTCTACTTCTTGGTCCAATGGGTGCGAAAGCCGGTCAAATGTTTGGTCCACAAATCGCAAAACAACTGAATAATCGTAACGGCGGTCTATTCGGCATGTTCAACAAACAACAGCCAGACATTTACAGATCAGGCAAAACAATGGGTTCAAGTTCCTCTGAATGGGGCAGTGCTCAAAACCAAGGCGCGACTTATACCGCTTCAGATGGTGCGACAATTACCGGCCGTGGAAACGGCACATATGCAAGAACCAACCCGATTACTGGCGGCACGTCTTATTGGAATGAAGACGGTTCTCGCTCAACTAAAGGATATTAAATGGCTAAGAATAAAATAACGGAATATAGCAATACGGCTGCAAGTAATACGGATGTTGGTGGTATTCAAATCGAGGGTGAAAATGTAGTTGCCAATTTTGACAATGCGCTTCGTGAGATTATGAAGCAAATCGCCGACCTTAACACCGGCGCTTCATTCATCCACGATACATATAAAATAGCTGATAGTGATGCTGAAACCAAGCTAGCTAAATTCGACGCTGGCTCAATTACAGCGGGTCAAACGCGTACATTTACTTTTCCAGATAAGGATGGAACGTTTGCTATAGCTGCTGATGTTTTGGCGCTTTCTGGTGGCACTCTAACGGGTTTCGTTACACTTCATGCAGCGCCTACCGCAGATTTACACGCGGCTAGTAAAAAATACGTTGATGACAACGCTGCCACCACAAATAATCCTGTATTTACAGGGAATGCAGAATTTGAAAATATTTCGGACGGAACGACTGCTATTGATGTTGAATATGTAGTGAACGGGTCTGCAAAGGCATGGGTTAATTTTAATGGTACTGGCACAATCGCGATAAGGGATAGTTTTAATGTTTCCAGCTTAACCGATAATGGCACGGGTGCATATAATTATAACCTTACCAATTCCATGAATAATACCAATTACGTTGATCTTACAAGGGGTGCTGATACAGCTAGCGGCTTCGTACAGCTTTCAACTGTAACAAATAACACTGTTTCGGCTGTTTATATTCAATCAAGAAATAGTAGTTTTTCGATAGGCGACAGTGCATACAACATTGGGCAAGTTCACGGTGATCTGGCTTGAACATAGAGGATTTTAAAAATCACAAGTTTCTTTGGGTCCGTTCTTATTTTTATGCCAAAGTCCTACCAGAAGTAGATTCAAAATATCGCGTCTTGTTTGAAGACCCAGACGACCTTGATGGGCCTGTTAAAATACTTATCCCTGATCCGAATTGGATGGCGGCGGCTTTAAACGGGTCGGTTCTCCCAGATATCAGCTCGTACATTGCTGATCAAAAGACACTTGAGGAATACGAAAAGCAAAACGGTTCTCTTGAGGACTTCAATTGGCGAGATCATGATCCTCAGCACCCTTATGCTGCTCCACGCGGACCAATGACAGAAGAAGAGGCTATTGAGTACCTTATTCAAAAGGATATCCCACCTAGTGTTTGGCGTGATTACAAAGGCAACCGAACAATCATGAAGATTGTACCTGTTGAACTGGTACCGACAGACAGATCATATAGAAATGCTTGGGTTATTAGCCAAGAAGAAAAGGAAGCGGCATGACTGCAACACAGATTAACGTAAACGGACAGCTAGTAAATGCACAGCCACCAGAGGATAGACTTTTTAGAAGTGCTTGGGTGATGGATGGTGATGCTATTGTAGTTGATGTTGAAAAAGCAAAACCAATTGCATACAAGAAAATTGAAGAATGGCGCACAGCTCAGAAAGAATTGCCCTTCACTGTAGACGGTATTGGCGAGTTTAGTGCTGACGAAGAGAGTAAGACAAACATTGATGGTGCAAGTCAAGCAGCATTGATGGCTAGTGTAACCTCACAACCATTCTCAATTGATTGGTCCACACATGATGACACTGTTATTACACTGGATGCAACACAGATGATGCTAGTAGGTCAAGGCCTGTTAGCTCACATCAACGCAGCTCATGTAGCAGCAAGAGTTAAGTTTTCAGAGGTTGAGGCTGCAACGACTATAACTGAGATTGAAGCTGTTCTTGATGGTTTGTCTTAATCTCAAATGCCAGACCTAGAATGCACCTGGTGGCCTGACAATTGGTTCGGGCTGAACATAACTGATTGCTGCATACGGCATGACTTAGGCGCTTCCGATTGGGAGCTTTTTTTATGCGTGGGTGAACAAGATCCGCGCTTATGGCCGGTCGCATTTGTGATGCTTATTGGACTGGCAACGCTTGGAAGAGTTTACCGAAAATTCCAGCGTAAATAATCAAAGGAAAATTTGGAATGCGAAAGCTCAATGAAATCATTGTGCATTGTTCAGCTACGCCTGAAGGAAAGAACTTCACGGTTGAGCAAATTAGACGTTGGCACAAGGCTAGAGGCTGGTCAGACATCGGTTATCATTATGTAATTTATTTAGATGGTAGCATTCATGAAGGGCGCTCTATCCGATTAAAGGGCGCACATGTTGCGGGCCGTAATACTGGCACAATTGGCGTTTGCTATATTGGCGGCGTAAAACGTGATGGGAAAACACCTAAAGACACACGCACAGCAGCACAAAAGAAATCGCTAGAATTGCTGTTGAAAAATCTATTAGGCAAATATCCTGGCATCAATAAAATCTCAGGCCATAATGAATACGCAGCGAAAGCCTGCCCTTGCTTTAATGCAAACTTAGAATATCGCGGTCTTACAGGAAACCCAACCGTAGTCGTAAAAGAAAATAAGGCTAACGACCGCATTCGATATCTTCAAAAGCTTCTTAGTAAAACGGGTTACTATGCAGGCCAATTAGACGGTATTGCAGGGCCACAAACAAAAGAAGGCATTATCAGCTATCAAAAAGCAAACGGCCTTAATGTCTCAGGCGAGTTTGACGCTGAAACCGTAAAGCTTCTTAGAAAAGTTGAAACGATTAGCCCCGCGACAAAACAAGTCGTTGTTGCTGCTGTTGCCGTGACCACAACGGCTACGGTTACGCTATGGGATAAAATTGAAGCATTTTTTGCGGGGTGGTTTTAATGAGCTGGTTTCGCAAAAAACTAAAAGGCTATCGGACTGTCCTTGTCAATACTTTGCTGACTGTCATGCCTATTTTGGAAATGACAGAGCTATTAAGCGTTCTACCCGATGGCTGGCAAAACTGGTACGCAATCGCAATGGCTGTGATTAACCTATGGCTTCGATCCATCACAACAACGCCGATGGGTAAAAAGCTATGATGGGTATTGCAGCATTAACCTCACTCCCTAGCCGTATCGGTATTGCTCTAATCATCGCTTTTATGATTGCCGCATTTGGCTACATGAAAGGTCGTGAAGCTGGAAAAGTTGAACAGCTAAAAGACAGCGTTGAAGCTTACAAAAACAGAAATGAGATAAACAATGAAGTTAACAATCTTGATGACATTGCCTTGTGTATTGCTCTTGGCGGGTTGCCAAACGAATGCGACGAATTGCGCGGGTTGGACTAAACCGCCGAAAGCGAATAACCCCGTTAATCTTGCCAAATCAGAGCGGAATTTATCTCGTTGGGTAGTTTCCACGGATAAGCAGGGGCAGAAACAAGGCTGTTGGAAATGACTATCGATTTTGAAAAAATACTTACATCAATAACATTAAGCTTAATCGGTGGCGTTGTATGGCTTGTGCGCAAAGTATTTACCAATGAAAAGAAAATCGCCTTGTTAGAGGCAGAAATAAAACGAAGAAACGAGGATATAAAGGAAATCAAAGCGGACGTTAAATCTTTAATCGGAGATAAGTAATATGCTAACCGAGAAACATTTACGTGATATTGTTGCAGTGTATTACGAATGCGATAAAAATAAAACTAAAGCTGCTGAAATGCTTGGTATTCCTCGCAAAACATATTCATACCAATTAAAAAAGGCTTTCGATGAAGGTGTCCAACTTTCTGATGGTGTGCGAAAAGTTTTAGATGACGGTCAATTATCCGCAAGAGAGGCAAAGGGCGGTTGGATTCATAATTATGATGAAGACGGTAAAAAAACGGCTGCAACACGCTGGTCCGCTCCAGAGCTAGATATTGATGGTTGGTTTGAAAAGCTAGAAGAACGTTTTGCTAGTCTAAAGCCTGTAAAAAAGATTAAAGCACCTAAAGTAAATGATGACGATTTAATCACACTATACCCAATTGCTGATCCTCATATTGGTATGAAGGCTTGTGAAGAGATGACAGGCGAAAAGTATGACACAGCAACAGCGATTAGTAGGCTTCAAAAGTGGATTTGTGCGCTAGTCGACAAAAGCCCGTCTTCGGGTACTGCTATAATTCTTGGTGTCGGTGATTTGCTTCATGCAGATGACACAAACAATGAAACGCCACGGGGCAAGAATAAGCTAGATGTAGACACCGATATTTATGACAGCACTGATTTAACTATCGAGGCTTTAGCTACGGCAATCGATGCAGCAGCACGAAAGCATAAAAACATCTTAGTCAATATCCTTCCTGGCAACCACGATAAACACTCACATAGAGTTGTAGCAATAGGACTTAGAGAGAGATATCGAGATAATCCGCGTATTGACGTAAACACTAGTAAAAATGAGTTCTTTAAATACAAGTTTGGTAATGTTGGTATTGCAGCTCATCATGGCGATAAAGCGCAGCCAAAAGAGATTATTCTAATGCTATATGATTTGTTTTCTAATTTCTTTGCAGGGGTTAAAACTCGTATTTTGTATACGGCTCACAGACACCACGAGCGCCAAGCTGAGATTGGTGGATGGTTATGGGTGCAATTGAAGGCCATGACTAATAGAGACGCTCACGCGGCAACACATGCCTATACAGGCGTTCCAGGTATGGAAGCTGTTACCTATCATCGAAAAGGGAATAAATACTGCTCATTCCCTGTGGATTCTTTCGATGACTGATAAACCAATTATCCATTGCAAGCCCAATAATAAGAAACAACTAGAATACCGGCTTGAATTAGGCTCTCATACCTACATATTCAGCGACAAAGAGGAATTACTTAGCTTTCTCTCTAACGGGCTGTTTTGCGCATCCCTCAAGGTATAGTGCCATCTCTTCCTCACTCACCCATCTTTCATAAGCCACACTTTCCCCGTCTTCTGTTACGGTAATAAGTATGTGTATGGGCTTAGACATGATCGTCCCTTTTATGGTGTTGTATTTTCTACATGCGCGACTGATCCGCAATTCGGGCATTTCATTTGAAAATTATTGTCTGCCGCGTCGAGCCAATCGATTAAATCAAAGTTTATCAAATCTTGCGTGTCACATGACTTATTGCAATCAAGCTCTATCCAGCCTTGGTCACCGTTGTCGTAATGGATAATCTGATGTGGCATGATCGTCCCCTTTATTTGGTTTATAAAACACTCTCAAAATAGGAAGCAGAAGCCCTAAGCAATTCTTCAGTATTCATTGTTTCCAAATGGTACTGATCCAGACCGTCTTCCATGACTGTCTCTCCCTCATTCCACGCGTCTTTAACGGCAGCAGAAAAGATTGTTTGGGCTATGCTTTTTAATTCATTTTCTTCCATTTCAATGCTCCTTTTTATTTTACAATTTAGTGGGTTTTACCGTGTAAAAGCGGGTATCTTTTACAATCGTCTTTTTTAATTAATCAATAATATCAATTAGTTATGCGCTTGATAACTACACTGGGGGTGTAGGGGTCGCTGGTTCGATTCCAGTCGCTCCGACCAATGTTTTCTTAATTAACTCAATTAGATAGCGTGTTGTCATTTTCTTGCCTTTTTAGCCCCGTTTACAGTTATCCTGAACCGTTTACAATTTCGTTCTTGATTCGGTCTTTACGATGAGGGGGTTTTAGCGGGTGCGCTTTTTGTTAACGCCCATATTTTTGCTTGAAATACAGGGTCATCAGAAACGGTCGCCGCAATTCTAATGCCATCGAAAAACGCCTGTTCTGCAAGTCCTTGAATGCATTCTGGCGTTACAGTTATCATTTCACCGGTATCAGCTTCCATCGCTTCTTTTAGTATATTATTCATTATCTCGCACGCCTTTTTGGTGAGTTATGTAATCAAATTAATAATCAATAACTTTTAAACCTGCTCTTTTACCTTTTTTTATCATATCTTGCGTTCCGTAACCTCCTGGCAGAGCAAGAACAACATCAGGCTCCCACTTTTCGATCATTCTGGAATTTCGAATAGGTCCAGCCGCCTTACCTTCTGCATCCCACAGGGCTGGTTCATTAACGAACGGTATTTGATATTTTCTAGCCCACTCTGAAGCTAGCCAATCCGCACCGATCCATTTACTATGAAGCTTGTCCCATGTCCGTTGTCCGCCTTGGATTAAAAGATCAATTGGCAAATCATTATTTATTTTGTTAAGAACTTTTTCGGCAAGAATAAAATCATCAAATTCCCTGCCTCCACAAACTAGTATTTTCATCGCTTCCTCTTTTCAATTTTCTCAACAGCACCACCAGACACTAGATAATGTTTCCTGATAATCCGTTCAGCATCTTTTATTGTGTGGCCGGTTACGTCTGCTATTTCTTCAATGCTTGCACCATTACGCCATGCAAGTGTTACAAATGTTCCTCGAAGGTCGTGATAGTTCAATCCCTCAATGCCAGCGCGTTCTAATGATTTGCGCCATGAGGATTTAAAACCCGTTCCCCAAGGTTTTCCCGCTTGGTTCGTTAATATCGTGACTGCGGTTCTTTCCATGCTATCAAGCATAGTCTTTAATTCAGCGCTGACTTTTACGCGGGCATATGTTTTGGTCTTGGATTGCTCAATTGATAGCGTGTGACCGTCATAAGCGTTCCAGCGTAGCTTTAACAAATCGCCTTGTCGTTGCCCTGTCCATAAACCGAGAATAAGCGCCTGGTTAATCTTTTCATTGTCGAGCGACTTTAATTTGGCAATATCAGCATCCGTCCAGATGATATCTTTACGCGATCCACTGTAAATCTTACCCACGTCCTTTAATGGGTGATGGTCTATCATTTCCAAGTTGATGCCAAACTGCAATATGCGCTTTAATATCGACATAGCGCGGTCAGCGGCGGCGGGTCCACCTTTGGGTTTAGGTTCTTTGGCAATTTCATTGCGCCATCTTATAAACTCGCTTCTAGCACCTTTCTCAGACAATGCCTGCAACGGAAAATCAAAATAACGGTCCATTATCCGTTTAATTGAATAGCCGTTTATTTCTTTTGTGCTGTCAGCCAGGTTCATAAAGTCGGGTGAAGCTTTATATTCATTGATAAGCTCGCCTAAACAGCCCTTTACGGGGTCTTGATTGCGTTCTGCTGTTAGTTCGATGTATTCACGCATAAAGGCTCGTGATTGTGGGTCTGTGTTCTCCATACGGGGACCACCGCGCCACGCGTAGTAATAGGTGCGCTTTGACCTATCCGCTAGTCGTCTCGTGACTTTGTGAATACCCTTCATTCTAACTTTGACCATTTGCTTTCCCCTGCCATTCGGCAAGAGAATTAGGTTTATCGCTGGAATCGTCAAGTGTGTTGTCTTGTGGATTCTTATGTATAAAGCGCATTGAGCCGTTTTCGAAGTTGATTTCGCATAGATGGCCTAGCTTTTCGGCTGCTCTAATACCCGCTTCAATCTGGTTCTGTTTTATGGCTAAACGTTTAGTCATAATTTAACTATTTCCCTTTCTTGATAACTGTAATTTGCCAGTCATCTAGTTCATACTTTGCGGAATCTAAATCTGCATGTTCCATTACTGTGACAAGTGCGACAGCAGCTCCAGCAGCAACACTGCTACCGCTGAAGTCTTTCAGTGTTAGGGAGCATTTGTCTGATATCCACCAGAGTTTCTTGCCTGCTACTAGTTGCATTAGAAATTCACTCATCATCTATTCCAATTCTCAGGCACTAATTTACAACTCCAGTTCCATTTAATTACACCACGGGGCAAAGGCTGTTGTTCTATGAATGTCTTGCGCTCTAAACATGCTTCAAGTGTTGCGTGAGAACGTGGTGACCAACCATCAATTTGATTACCATCAATGCCGCGACCGTCTGGCAGATAAAAGAATACTGTGAGTAGGTAGATGATTTTCATCGTTCAACCACCGATCCATCAATCTTCTTTTTCCATTTAGAATTACCCCATGCTTTTGATTTAGGCTTGAGGCCGTTATGTTTTTTTCGAATATTGTTCACTTTCTTGCGAACCTTTGCTTCTGTTGATGTCTTCTTTTTATGGGCCTTTGGAAGAACCGGCTGCAAATTGCTTTCCCTGTTCTCACCACCAAGCCAAAGCGGGGTAATGTGGTCAAACTCGATCTTGTCGCCAGGTCGAAAGGCAATGCCAGATAAAGCGCACTTGTTATCGTATGCCTCTAACACGCGGTCTTTTACCCGTGGCGGGACTGCGCTATCATCTGTCTTACCTATCCATTCGGGTGTTGATCGGCTCATGGCTTACCTGCTAACCCGCAAAAGCCTTTATCTGATTTTTCAAGTTTAGGCGGTAGCGCGTAGGTTGGGTATGTGGGTTCAAATAAACCCCAAAACCAATTTTGTTTTTTCTCTTCCTCTGCCTCGTTCTCAGGAAAAACAATACGGTAATTCCAACGCCATGCCATGCATCTACTCGCTGTACAAAAGCGGGAATAAACACCGTCAAGATTGCTTTCATAAGCCGCACCGCAATCACTTGGACCACAACATTGCATTTCAGTTGCTTCTTTTTCTGTGTGAGTCATTGTCTTTCCTTTTGCGTTTATTTGGCTTTCTGCCAATAATCATTCCAAATATGTACGGCGCTAAAAAAGCGGGCATTGGGACGTTATCAAAAATCCATGCTGCTATTCTTCCTTTCATCAATTCATCCTCTTACGTGCTGGCACTCTATAGCGGGGCTTGGGAGCACCTGATTTGAGTGCAAGTTGATCTAAACGAATACGCTGTTTGTAATTCTCAAGTGCGTTAATTGTTAAACTGCCAGCCCGTCTTGCATCGATGAGCATTTGAAGCTTGTCTATGTGCTGTTGGTGGTTCATGCTGCATTCCTATCTATTGGCTGTAATCCCAATGTCGCGGGATCAGTTAATTCAATGCCTTGTTGAGCAAAGTGTCGGCCCATACGATCCAGATATTCTTTTTTCTGTTTGGTCGTCATTGCCCGTGTTATTGCCATATCCATAGGCTCCATCATTAAGTTGAGCTTTTGCTCTGGTGACATGCCTTGCGTGATATACCGCCAACGCTGGTCAAACATCTCGCTATCTTCACAAAGGATCGGAACACCAAAGGACAGTTTGCAATAGCCTCTTATTTCCTCTGGTGTTGTGTCTCCAAGCTGTTCGGATATTTCCTTAATCCATAACCGTTGAAGCTTATTCTGCTTCGTTGAGCGGAGCTTGCCTTGCTCAATAGAACAGACAAAAGGGAGCTTTTGTGCGTCGATAAAACGATGCAGCATGTCTCTTGCTTGTTCTGTTTCTACTGTGCGTGTTGGCATGGGTTATGAATCCTCGCCATAGCCATAGCCATAGCCAGAGCCATAGCCATAGCCATAGCCAGAGCCAGAGCCAGAGCCAGAGCCAGAGCTAGAGCCAGAGCCATAGCCATAGCCAGAGCCAGAGCCAGAGCCAGAGCCAGAGCTAGAGCCAGAGCCATAGCCATAGCCATAGCCAGAGCCAGAGCCATCCATCCAAGTTTCTTTATTTCCTTTAATAATACTCATATTATCGGCCTTGCACTGGAGCAGAAATCCAAGCTTGTTCGGCTTTATCAGTTACACCAAACACACAAGTCACGCCGTTAAATTTAGCTTTATCAAGCGGGGCCGATACCGATGTATCATCGTTAGGCCCAATTTCACCCAAACCGAAAACGCCGCCAACACTTGAAGGCCAATAAAGGCACATACGAGCATTAGTTAGTTTTATCGGATCGGCGGTCGTGTCTTTTGTATAACCAAAAATCACGCCGCGTTTATCGGTGCAGATTACTACTGGTTGTTTTGATTTTTTAGACATTGTTTTTCCTTTGGTTGATCTTTCTGGGTGGTCTATAGCCTGCCACCCGTCAGGCGGGAGGTTAGTTATTCTCTTAAAATGGGATTGAATCTTCGTCTGGCTCATTGCTGAAATTACCCAATTGACCGCCTTGTGACGTAGAGCCATAGTTATTGCCTGAATTAGCGTTGTCGCGGCTATCGAGCAGAATTAGCTTGTCGATATTGATTTCCGTTGAGTATTTGTCTTGACCATCTTGCGACTGCCATTTGCGCGTAGCCATCTTACCAGAGACGTAAATCTTAGAGCCTTTTTTAACGTAGCTTTCGATAACTCCGATAAGCCCCTCTTGGAAACAATTGAGACGCACCCACTCAGTTTTTTCTTGACGCTCACCTTGTTTGTTTTTCCATTTCTCAGTTACGGCAAGTGATAGATTAGCAACCTTGTTACCGTTGCCCGTGGTTCTAATGTCGGGATCATTTCCAACATTGCCTATAAAATTACATGAGTTCAGCATTAAATTACCTTTTCTTCTGTGATGGAAAATCCATCAAGTTTTGTTGAGCCTGCACGAACTGACTTCTCAGCAAGCGTTAGAATGAAAACCATCAATTGCTCGCGTTCATGTTTCCATGCCCATGCTGCTGCATCGCGTTCGTTGGCGATTGAAACCTTAGTGCGTGTTCGTAAGCCTGTTGCACGTCCAGCACCTTTTGCATGTGCTTTAGCGTTGTTTGCCTTGTTCGCTGCTTGTTGAGCTGCTTTAGCTTGTTCAGCTAATCGGTTAGCTTCTTCCTGCTGCTCAAGATTTGACGGGTCGCGATGTTGCATTGCAGCTTGTGCGTCACGTTCGGCGCGTTCTGCTTCTTCACGGGCTTTTTGTGCTACCTCTTGTTGAATGCGATCAAGTTCCAAAAGATACGGCTTTAGAGATGATTTAACCGCATTCAGCGCAAGTTCGGTTTTGCCTTTGCCTTTTTGAATAAGCGGATTGTAACGCTCTTGAACGGCTTTCTTGCCATCATCGAACGGCTTGGCTTCTGCCTTTCGCATTTCTTCTGCTTCTTTTGCAGCTTCACGAATTTGACTGGCAAGCGTGTTGAGTGCATCGGCTTGTGATTGTTCTGTGACTTCTTCACCGTCAAGCCATTGTCGGGCTTCATCGTACAAATCGTTGATACGGGTTTCGATGTCGTCAAATGGTGTTGGTGGGCTGTTATGCCCAATTGCTGCTATCTGGTTCATTCTGCAGCCTCCGTAAATGGTGATTGTTCAAGTTCTGCTTCTTTCTTTTCAGAGACTTGTTGCAAATAGTCTTGCGTCACTTGTGGGAACGTTTTGATTTCATCAACATTATCGTTCCAGAATGATTTAATGCCCTCGACTGTCCCGATTGCTTTTAGTTCTGCGGATAGACTGCCAGCACGTTCTTTTTGAGCTGCTTTAGGGTCTTCAATGTTGCGCTTTTGTTTGTCGTAAAGGGCAAGACCAAATTGATTGCCAAATGTTCGTAAGGCACGTTTTAGCGCATCCGTAACGGCTTCTTTCGTTGCGCCTTCATGAGCATCGCCAAGGCTTTTGCTAATGCCCGAACCATAACCAACGTCTTGACGTGTAACACCATCAACTGAAACGGAGATTGTGCAGATATACGCAACAACATTGTTTCCGTTGCCGTTCTTTGTCGGTTCGCAAGCTTGCTTCAATGATAGAATTTCATAAGACCAGCCGCCGAAACCAAATATGCGGTTAGCTTCATTGATAACGTGCCAGCCTTCAAGATAGTCACCTTTTGGACCATTAGCCCGTTGCGGCTTTACGTTGTTTGTATCGAGCTTTTGCTCAAGTAATGATGTTGCTTGTTGCCAGTCCATTACACTCTCCCATGAAATTCATAATCGTTTGCTCTGTTGAAATGTCGAACAGCTTCCGACATCCAATATTGTTGGTGATAGCCCGTTTCTTTTTCGGCTAATTCCTCGCATTCGCGGCCTAGCTTTCGGGCGTGTTCTGCGGCCATCAAATTGACGGTTTGCCAAGATGTAGGTCTAACCAAGCTTGATTGTTTTTGTGCCTGATTGCTCATTGTCAGCCTCCTGCATTGGAATAATTGTAAGTTCGAATAAATATTCGGCGATACGTTCTGCGCCTAATCGTGTAGTCCAGTCGATATCCATGCTATCGTCTAAAACCTCTTCAAAAACATCAGCCACGTATTCTTTCCCCGATGAAAAGAAATCGAGAATGTCGCCAGTGTTCATTTCCTTAACCTGAGTTTGGAGGGGGGCAACCAAGCTTGTTTCTTGTTGTTGGTTTTGTTGTTTATTGTTCATTGGTTGCTCCTTGGGAGGATTTAAATTCATTGCAGCTCGTATTCTTAAACGGGAACTGCTTTAGGTTGCCTAAGCCGTGTCTAACGTCACAAGCTTTTTCAAGTTCTGTCATTGGAAAATCGGACCAAATTTGATGATATTCATAGATAAGATGCTTGCAGTTTGCGCATGTGTTCATGACATCACCCATGCAATTGCTGGGGCGTATGCGAATGCCAGAACACAAAGCAATATACGCTCTACCCACTTACGACGCTTTGATGCTTTTGAATGCTCAAAGTCTTCAAGTGCGTATTTTGCTTGGAGGTTGGTGCTAATCATTATGCATGCTCCATTTGTCTGTTGAAATTCTGTGACGTTTCCAGTTTGATAAGAAGCATGCAGTAATTGCGGCGTTCATACAGCTTTCGCCATTTCCAAGAAGCATTGAGAAAATCTTCTTGATTAATGATGTATTCTCTATCTGTCAGAGCTGTTGTGCGCTTGACGTTTGCGCGACCTTCAGCAGCATGATAAACCATGTGGTAATGACGCTCTTTAATACATTCAGCTTCATCGGCTTCATACTTAGCTTCTGCAATCGCGTCTGCGTTATCAGCTAGCCATTCCAAAGCTTGTTGAGCTGTTTTGACCGAGAACGTCATTACGCGACCTCCCGATCAATTCGCTGATCAATGTCAAAATGAATGTCGTTATAAATAAGCTCAATTGTCTCTTGGATTGGCTCGTTAACATCATCAAACCCGCGTTCGTTATCTAAACCGTGAGCGTTTGCATAATCGTCACCAAGCTCAACAAGGGTATGTGATACCGCTGCACCGATTGCTTTCATTGTGTTAATGCGTTGAGAATTTGGAATTGATTTGATCATGCCAGACAGTTCCATGATTAGGTTTTCAACTGCCTGCTGCTCGTTTGTTTGATTGCTCATTTCATCATCCCTTCAATTGCGTTGTTGGGATTATTTATATAGGCATTTGCCTAACTTGTAAAGAAAAAAATAGGCGTTTGCGTAAAATAATTATACGAACGCATAATTTTTTATGCGGCAATAAAAAAAGCCGCTATTAAGCGACTTGATGTTTTTGGTATATTTTATGTGCTAAATATCAAATTCGGTATAGCTACCTATAACAGCACCTTTGATAAGGATTTCAGTATCTAAGCCGCCATTAATCTCGATGGGTAAATGCTTTGAGTTGGTGCTGTCTGGCTCAAGCCATCTTTTACCGTCACGCTCTATATATGTTTTGATTGTCGTTTCAATCATCGAGCCAGCTTTGACCCGTTCAACATGTAATATCATGCCATGTTTCAGTTCTTTGCCAAGTCCTGCCCATTCAGCGCAAGTAACGTATGAACCGTCTTGAAACTTATTATTCATGCTGTCACCAGCTACCAACAAGGCGTATTGGTGAACATGTGCGTATTTAGGATTAACAGGAGCAGGGATAGTTTTGCGTTCGTGTTCATCATCTTCTATCAAGCTAATGTCTCGAAACATGCCAGCCTGGGATATGCCCTCAACGCGGATCTGTCGGACTTGTATAGGTGTTTGTTTTTGATCGCCATCAACACCATGAAGTAGCCAACTTAAAGAAACGCCAAAGCAAGACGCATACTTTTCTAAAAATTCAGCTTTTGGCACTCGTGAGCCATCTTCATGACTTATATATGTCTGATAATTGACACCTATTTCCCTAGCAGCAGGAGCTGCCTTTTTAAAGCCTGCATCAATGCGAGCCTGTATCAATCTTTCCGATATTTTAGACATCTCAGAATCGTTTTCCTATTTGATGTCGATCATACAATTAAAAAAATATGCGTTGGCATAATAATAATGTTTGACAATTATTAGGCGTTCGCCTATAAATGAAGTATGGAATTAGAAATCACATCAAAAGATGTTCGGGAATACCGAGCAAAAAACAATTTAACCCTTATGCAATTGGCTGATGCTGTTTGTGTGGACAAGCAAACTTTGCATCGCTGGGAAAAAGGGAAAATCCCAAAAGTGAAGACTGCGGGATTTGCTGCTCTGGTTTCTAAAATCAAATCTCAGGAGCCAGCAGAATGATTTCACTGAAAGATATAAAACAACTGGCAGGGATCATCTTTTTTTTGATCGTGCTTTGCCTTGTTGCGTTGATTGGACGTGCGGAGGTTCTGCACATCATTTGAGTTTAAATAGACAACGTTGCCACTCCCCTCCGTTGTCTTAGAAGGTGGTCGAGCCTCGTCCCTATCTCCCACCTTCGCCCTTTTCCCTAGCTTCGCGATCAGTTCGCTTGAGGCTTGACCTAAAGATTTAAATTCGTCGTTACCCAAATGCGACGAGTTGAGAGCATGACGATCAACAATGTTGTCGCCGCGATTTTGTTTAACTTCGTCATGTTCTTTCAAATTCTATCCCTCGTGGATTTGTTCCGTAGCAAGAACAACTAACCACAAGGATTTTACAATGGGTAAGAAAGTACTGAGTAACGAAAGGAAGATTTTTCCGATGGAACGGATAACGGTAAATTCAGCGCAGGAGATGGCTAGATATTTAGTCAATTCAGAACTGCGTGGTTGGGGCGATACACAAGAGGCCGCAACCCACAGACTAAGCGTTAAATATGGCGTTAAACCGAGCCTAGTTCGTCGCCTTGTTTATGGCGAAGTGAAAGACATGCTCCTTTCAAATTTCGCTGCAATTGCATCCGCATATCAAGCAGCATGTTCAAAAGTCGAAGCCAATATAGAACACGAGAAGGCCACCCATGAACATTATTCGATTGCTAATAGCGTGGCTGGTCTTGCGATTGGGCAGAAAGAGGAAACGGAATAAATGAAAATGATTCAAAGAGTAAAAAAATCCGCAGCTTTTACAAGATGTATTGTTGACTCTGATGCTGACGCAAAAGTCCGAGATTCCAAAATTAGCAGAAAAAGAGAGATTGCGGATCTACTGCAAAAAAAATGGCAAAATAAAGCCAAGGTGAACAAATAAATGAAGTTCGCAATCAATTTGCCCTGGCCTGACAAAAACCTTTCACCTAACGCAAGGGTACATTGGGCAGTAAAGGCTAGAGTAGCTAAAAACGCCCGTAAAAACGCTTATTGGGCTGGCATGAGCGAAGGTTTGCACAAGATCAAAACAAGCGCTGTGAGCATCACACGGGTTTATTCACCACCTAACCGCAGAAGACGCGACAAAGACAATCTTGATGCTTCAATGAAGGCGTATTTAGACGGCCTATCAGATGCGCTTGGAATTGATGATTATCATTTCGATTTAGAAAAATCCGTAATCTCAGAGCCTGTCAAAAACGGCAATGTTTGCTTCATCATTGAGGCGAAAAACACGTTCTCACAAGACGCTATTGAAGACGATGGTTTTGTAACAATAACACCAATGGAGAAGTAAAATGGATGCATTCATAGGGTTCATCGTTGGCATATGCCTATGTGTTTGGGGATTTATGCAAGTTGAAGAGCAAAGAGTTCAACGCGGATGGTTTGAGCATGAAGGTAAATACTACCAGTACATAGAAGTCGATCCTCCATACAAAAAGGTCAATTTGATTGGTGAAGCACCAATGGAGAAACAGGGATGAGCATAGTTCATATCGCTTTCTATCCTTCTGACTGGTTAGCTGGCACACGCGGTTTATCTGATGCAGAAGCGGGCGTTTATATCAATCTTATTTGCCGTATGTATGAGATGGCAGGGCCTATTGAAAGAGATGATAATCGACTTGCAAGAGTATGCGGGTGCAAGTCAAAAGCATCCTTTGTTAAGTCGCTAAATTACCTAATAGCAGAAGGTAAAATTATACAAAGTGGTCAAGAACTTTTCAACGAACGTGTTCAAAAAGAGATCAAAAACACGACAGAAAAGAGTTCGAAAGCTAAATCAGCAGCGCAGTCACGTTGGGACAAAAAATCTAATAAAAACAATGATAGTGCTAATGCAAACGCATCTTCCGAGCATATGCCCGACGAATGCCAGTCAGAACCAGAGTCAGAACCATATATTAACTCTTCCTTTCAGTCAGAGTTAAGCGCACCTACAAAACCAGATAATTCGAAAATCGAAATCAATCAGGCATTCGAAGCTTACAATCTCGCAGCACAAGAAAATGATTGGGCTGTTTGCCAGAAAATCAGCAAAGCAAGAACTTCACAGATGAAAGCACGGTTGAAAGACTGCGGCGGGATCGATGGGTTTATGGCTTGTCTCGAAAAGTGCAAAGCCTCTGATTTTCTTCAAGGCCGTGTAGGTGGGTCAAACGGAGCCTTCCAGCTTGGAATAGATTTTATTCTCAGAGATTCCAGCTTCACTAAAATCATGGAAGGCAATTACGACAACCGCAAGCAACCTGAAAAACAAAAATCAATGTCATCTGCTTCGATGTTTTTTGAAGCGGCAAGACAAGCAGAAGGGTTAACTCAATGAACCAATTAGTTCGATTTGAAAACAACAGGCCGTTGTTCAAAGATGGCACGACACGAGACGAAATATTTTCTTCAGTGCCAAAGGCCGAACCAAAACAAATACTGCAACAGCTTGGATTGATGTTTGCCACGCTCGCAAGTCGTGAGGACATGCCAGACGAAGATAAGATTATCAGAAATCAAATCTATGCTCAAAAGCTTCAAGACTATCCACAATACGCAATTGAAGCGGCTGTGACTAAGTTTATCGATGAAGAAATCTTTGTCCCTGCTGTTAGCGAGCTTGTGAAAGAAGTTCGTGACCAAGTGTTTAAAAAAATCGTTTGGACTGACGTTCCTAAAAAACAAGACCCGTTTGAGGTTAGCGATGCGGTTAAACAAGAACGAGCAAAACGAGCTGAGTTCGTCAAGGATACGATTAAGAAAAGCTACGGCAATCAAGAGGGCGCACCAACTGGCAGCATCAAAGCTAAACCGATTGATCAACGTCAATCAGGTGAAGAACGCCGCGCAGCTATGGAACGCCTTAAGGCCCGTGCTGCTGATTTAGACGACGACAAGCAAGAAGCTGGAATGAAGTTTTTAGGGTTTGCAGCAGAAAAGAGGGAAGTCTCATGAGCAAATTAAAGGTTCTTGATCTTTTTAGCGGAATTGGTGGATTCAGCCTTGGCTTAGAGCGGACAGGTGGATTTGAAACCGTTGCATTCTGCGAGATTGAAGAATTCCCCCGCAAGGTATTATCAAAACACTGGCCAGAGGTTCCGCAATATGAAGACGTTAGACAGCTCACAGGCGACATTATTAAACGAGACGGAATTTCCGTTGATGTCATCACTGGTGGTTTCCCATGCCAAGACATCTCAGTTGCAGGAAAGCAAGCCGGCATCGGTGATGGAACCAGATCAGGATTATGGTCCGAAATCGTGCGACTTATTGGCGACCTACGACCGCGATACGTCATCTTGGAGAACGTTGCAAACTTGCTTAGAGGCCCTAGCGAGCAACCAGGCGAATGGTTTGGCAAAATACTCTCAGACTTGGCCGAATGCGGGTATGATGCAGAATGGGAAAATATACCAGCGTCAGCCTTGGGCGCTCCCCATCGCAGAGAACGCATCTGGATCGTGGCCCACCCCCGCAGCGAGGGACGGGAAAGACGTGAGCAAGAAGCGGGAAGCATATGCTGCAAGCAGAGAGCGACATCAGCCTTCAGCGGTAACGGAATCTTACATGAGACAGATAAACGTTTACGAGCCAACACTATACGAAATTTTGATGGGTTATCCCGTGGGGTGGACCGACTTAAAGGACTAGGAAACGCAGTAGTTCCTCAAATCCCTGAACTCATTGGCAACGCTATTTTGGCCGCTGAAAGGGATGCAGCATGAGCAAGGTTAAAGAGATTTGGTCAAATACTATTGGTTCTGTTCATGGCGCTGATGTTGATCGGAAACTGTGTTTTGAAGCCGCTTGTAAACTTGCAGCTTATGCCCGTGAATTGGAAAAGATTTTGGCAGCGAAAAAGGAAGCGTCATGAACAACCAACCTCAAATCTGTTGCCCTGTATGCCAGCAACCATTGAAAAACCCATCGCTTGAAATTGGTCAAATCACTGAAATCAGAATGACCAAACACCGCAAGCGAATATTGGAAAAGCTTATTGCGGCTTATCCACGCCGTGTAGAGCGAGACGATATCATTGAAGCTGTTTACTTCGACTGCTCAAAGGATGGCCCTGAGTGGGCGATCCATTGCCTTTACTCGATGGTTTTAGCTCTCAACAAAAAGCTAAACGGTTACGGTTGGCAGATCAAAGGCCACGGCAAAGGAATGGGTAATGTCCCGTCATATCAACTAATCAACATTTCGGAAGGTGCAGAATAATGAACATCGCAGTATCACCGTTAGCGCTTAAAATGGATGGCGTACACAAATCAGCGAAATTATTTGATTACCAATTCAACCGCCCATTCAGTCGTTTGCAAGAGATGAATTACTTGCAAAGATTGCGCCGCGCGAAGTGGAAGAGAAAAGCAACTCTTCGTAAGAAATTGAATGAGAGAATTGAATTAAATAAAGCAGTTATTGCACCACCGAAAAAGCAACTTGCGCAAAGACTGAAAGACAAAACAAAGCCCGTTATCGTGGGACATCATAACTTTCATGTGAAAGCTTATTATCATCATTTGTCATGGACTGATGCAAAAGCGCAATCACCAGAAGACGTTTCAAGCCGGTTAAGCGTTTCAGACATTCAGCACATTGTTGCAGGGAATGCCTGGGAGCTTGACGGGGTAAAAGTTGAGCCGTTTGAAATCACAGTTAAGCAGATCAAAGGCCATCGCAGAGAACGAAAGATTGCGCTTGTTCGTCAAGTCTCGATGTTCGTTGCTCGTCAAAAGACCGATTTATCATTTCCATCTATCGGTCGGCATTACGGAGGCAGGGACCATACGACAGTCATACACGCTTATCAGAAGATGCTCAAAGCAATCGCATTCGGTCAACTCCTGATGAACGGCAAACCCTTTAACCTAGACCGGATAGGAGAAATCTAAATGTTCATTCTTGTCATCTTAGTCAATGTAGCCGCGTTCGAACCACCATTAGAAGGACACCGCTATTTTGACACGATGGCAAAGTGCGAGGTGGCGCAAAAGAGCATCGCGAGACGATACAAAGAACACGTCAAAATCAAGATTAAATGCACATTGGTTTCTTAAACGAGGGTAACACATGCCAAAGAACAAAGACCGCTATGAGATCCATTTAAACGGTGAGTTTCATTCTGCTAAGAAAACCCGCCGATCAGCTAACATGGTCGCTGCTACGTTATCTGGCAATGTTGAAATCAAAGACACAGATCCGCCAAAAAAGAACATCAAAGGCGAGGGATTTGTCATGGAGCAAGAGGTAGTTGACCCTCATGAGACACAAAAGACCACCAAAGTTAAGCGCGCTAAACATCAAGCACCTATCGAGCGGATGCACCAACGTGGCTTTATAACGCTACAGCAGTTCCATGCAGCGCAGCGCTATTACTTAGCTAAAATGACATCCTCAGGACAAACGGGCCTTGGTATGGATTACGCAAAAGAGCGGGTTGATACATTTGGCAATGGTCAGGCTGTTCCATATTCACAGATTAACGCTCAAGAGGATTTGAAAAAAATCAACAATGAGCTGACAAAATTAGAAACGTATCGCTTGGAGGCTATCCTGGTTCAAGAGCAAACACTTCGTAGATATTGCCTAAAGACATTTAGAACGGACGATACTCGCCGACAGCAGAAAGAAAGTACAGCACTCAAGCAATCACTCACCACATTAGCGGTTCTTTGGGGATATGAAAGCAAAGGAAGGAAAGTAGCATGAGTAATGTTATTGAAATGCCACATGTTGCGCTGGCAAAAGAGACTTATGAAAGATACGTGTTGGAGATGGCCGACCTTTATGTCGGTACTTGCAAGATTTTTGGAAAAGAAAAAAATCCTAGTTACCATGATTATATCGAAATATCAGAAGACGGAAAACATTCATCTCTTAAAAAGAAGGATATAGAAGATAATAACGTATTTCTATGCATGGTTACTTTAGAAATGGCAGATTTAATTTGTTATCGGTGTTTAGGTGATAGCCCTATCTCTGAAGACGAAGCAAACGACAATGAAGGGGATAAATATGTTCATTAGATTAGACGGTTTACTAGAATGTGCAGTACATGGAGTTCACCCATATAATGACCCAGATATCTTTATCGTAGACGTTAACGAGATATCTTTTGTGCATGGTGCTTGCTCAAATGATCATACTGGTGTGACTGTTAAAACTATGTATGTCCACTTAAAAAATGGCAAAGTCTTCGAAGTACGGCAAAATGAAGAACAAATATCCGCGCTTCTTGACTGCAAAGTGGCTCCAGAAATAAATCCCGAACAAATAGGGGGATAAACAAGAACGTAGCTTGACAATTGCAATCCATAAGGTAACATGTGGTTTAACATGGTGATTTGCGTTTATCGGCGGGTTGCTAAGATTTTTTGAGTGTAATTGATTGATAAACGCGCTCATGATATGGCAGGGGCCACTTGCAGAAATGTTACGCCCCTGTCTTTTTTTGTGGCAGCTCTACTATGTATCTGCATTAAGTCCCTAACAAGGGCCTCACGGGTTGATCTCCGTGGGTTAGTTATAAACTAGGGCCATTTTCCAAAAGTGCTTTTGTCACTGCGGCAAATCCTATCGGGTGCAAGGGGTTGGGAGTTCTCGACTGTCTTAATTTTCGAAAGCCCGTTTCAGAAGTCGCTAAGGAGAAGTCCAAGGCGGCTTTTTCTATTTCAGGAGCGTTCATGCCAGATAAAGACTTAGAAGGCATAACCAACGAAACAGTCCATGAAGTGCTAATAGCTCGCAATAACCTAATGCTTGAAGCTGTCATAGCCGCTTACATGGATACAAGTACCCCAGAAGAAACAGCGGCAATACTCGAAGAACACGCAAGGCAGTTAAGAGAATATGGTTGAACTATTCATAGTAATAACGTTATTTATCTCTTTTGCTTTAATATGGGACATGCATAGCGATGGCTGATAAGTTAACGCCAAAACAAGAGGCATTTGCTCAAAAGTATGTAGAGCTAGGTAACGCTTCAGAAGCTTATAGGCAGTCGTTTAACGTCACAAAAGAAAATAGCGAGTGGGTTAAGGTCGAAGCTTCAAAGCTATTAGCATCCCCTAACGTAGCCATAACAGTAATTAATTTGCAGGAAATGCATCAGGAACGTCATTCTGTAACCGTTGATAGCCTCACTCAAGAGCTTGAAGAAGCAAGAATGGTTGCAACGGTAGAAGGCCAAGGCGCAGCTATGACAAGCGCTACAATGGGCAAGGCTAAACTTCATGGCTTGTTGGTCGATAAGAATGAAATCAAAGCAGACCTTAATGTTCAAGTCTCAAAGATAGAGCATACAATCATTGACCCGAACGCTACAGATACCAACAGCTAGAGTATTCCAGCCATTATTGCAGCCTTCACGGTATAAAGGCGCACATGGTGGCAGGGGATCGGGCAAGTCACACTTCTTCGCTGAGAACTTAATTAAAGACCATATGCTGCATAGCGGGTTACGATCCGTCTGTATTCGTGAACATCAAAAATCACTGAAAGAATCCGCTAAAAAACTAATTGAAGATAAGCTAGCTAAGTTTGGACTTGGTGAGGCTGACGGGTTTAAGGTCTTTAAAGAGGTTATTGAAACGCCTGGCGATGGAATTATCATCTTCCAAGGCATGAAAGACCACACAGCGGAAAGTATCAAATCACTTGAGGGTTTTGGTCGTGCATGGGTTGAAGAGGCTCAAACGCTTTCAAAGGATTCATTAAAGCTATTACGCCCGACAATCCGCGCTGAAGGTTCAGAGATTTGGTTCTCATGGAATCCTAGACGGGAAGAAGACCCCGTAGACAAGTTGCTTAGATCAGACGAAACACCAACAGACGCAATTGTAATAAAGGCTGATTATTCGGATAACCCTTGGCTTCCAAAAGAATTGGAGCAAGAGCGGTTAGACTGTATGCGCACCGACCCAGATCAATACAATCATATCTGGGAAGGTGATTACGTCAGTGTTATCGATGGCGCTTATTACGTCGAGCAATTGAAAGAAGCTGAAAAGCAAGGCCGCATTGGTCGCGTTGCCCGTGATCCGCATATGCAGATTAGAGCAATCTGGGATATTGGCGTTGCGGATTCAATGACGATTTGGATTGCTCAATACGTCAATAGAGAAATTAGAGTGCTGGACTATTGCGAGGGGCAAGGTCAATCGCTTGGATATTATTTAAACTGGTTACGTTCAAACGGTTATGAAAACGCGTTGTGTGTGTTGCCTCATGATGGCGCTAAACGCGATGCTGTATCGGCAACAAGGTTTTCTGACCATATAGAAGAAGCTGGTTTCGAAACTAAAACAATACCTAATCAGGGCAAAGGCGCGGCAATGAAGCGTGTTGAAGCTGCTCGTAAGCGCTTTCCTATGATCTGGTTTAACAAAGACACAACAAAAGACGGGCGCAAGGCTCTCGGCTGGTATCACGCGAAGAAAGATGAAGCGCGCGGAACTGATTTAGGCCCAGAGCATGATTGGAGCAGTCACGGTTGTTTGGTCGGAAGCTCGCTCGTTTCTACTGACCGTGGTCTGTTGCCTATTAAAGATGTTGCGGTTGGTGATTACGTTCATACGCCTGATGGGTTAGGTCTTGTTCAATGGTCAGGTGAGGTTAAGCGGACAGCAGAAACCATAACTTTGATGTTATCTGACGGAAATCAGTTGACAATGACCCCTGAACATAAGGTCTTCACGACTAAAGGCGTTGTTACTGCGGACACTATCGAGTATGATGATGTAGTTTTTACTGCAAAGGATTTGTCATGCTTAAAGTTAGCGAACGCAAAGAACATCGGCTTTCGGGCCGCTTTTATAGAGAGTTTCAAGGGGACAAATACTGGTACTGGCCTAAAAGGGGGCTATACGTTAGTCAGAAAGGCGGTCGTCAGCGTTTATTGCACCGCGAAGCGTTTGGTGTTGGGCATGGCGAGGTCATCCCCATTAATGGAGACTGGGAAGATTTCTCTCCAAACAACTGGACAGAGCGACCTAAAAACACAGGGCGAAACATCCCGTCAAAACATGACTGGCAAGAGATTGACGGAGTTCGTTACTACCAAGAGCCTGAGTCAGGATATTACTCACGGCGATACCCTTCGATTGAATACATGCACAGAGCGCAATGGTCTAAGCACAACGGGCCGATACCTGAAGGATTTCATATCCACCATATCAACGGCGATAAGGCAGATAACAGGATCGAAAACCTTGAGCAGATCGGCGCGTCTGAACACTCTAAGCTTCACGCTAAAACAAATATTTGGGTTGGGAGTGAAGACAACAAGCGGCAACTTAAAGAGGCTGGTAAACTGGCTAAGTCAGGGCGCAAAAAGTGGAGAGGTCAATGCGTTGAATGTAACGCAGGTTTCGAAACAATTGCCCCGACAAGAAAATATTGCAGCAAGAGTTGTAGATATAAAGCGGAATACAAACGAAGTCGCAGTTTATGACCTGACGGTCGAAAAACATCATTGTTATTTTGCGAACAATTTCTTGGTCAGCAATAGTGATGCATTCGGCTTGATGTGCGTTGATTACGAAGAGCCTTTAGAGCCCAAAAAACGAAACAGACCTAAAGCGGCTCAAGGCGCTTGGATGGGATAGTATGACAGATCAAGATATCGAAAAAGATGCTATCAGTGATGAAGATATTCTTTCTCAAGCTAAAGAAGATTACGAGCTTTGTAGTAGCGCTGAAACCGAAAATAGGACATCTGCGCTCAATGATATGAAGTTCGCTAAACTTGGCGAGCAATGGCCTAGCGATATCAAAACAAAGCGTGAGAGTGAATCTCGCCCTTGTTTGACTATCAATAAAATGCCTACGTTTATTCGTCAGGTCGTAAATGATTCACGTCAGAACAAGCCGCAAATCAAAGTTAAGGCTGCTGATAGTCGCGCAGACCCAAAAACAGCGGAAGTATTAAACGGTCTTATCCGCAATATTGAGCATATTTCTAATGCTGATGTATCATATGATACGGCAATCGATAACGCAGCATCTGGTGGTGTAGGTTATATCAGAGTAAACGCCGATTATGCTTATGATGATGTATTCGATATGGATTTGCTTATTGAACGGGTAATCAATCCGTTTTCTGTGTATGGCGATCCTAACTCAACATCTGCTGACGGTTCCGACTGGAATGTAGCATTTGTTACAGACAGGATTACAAAGAAAGAATTTAAGCGCCGGTATAAGGGCAAGGCAAATACTGATTTTAGCGGTGTAGAGTGGCAAGACGCGGAAGCATGGCTAAATGACGAAGGTGTCATGATTGCTGAATATTGGATTCGTGAAGTTGTTGATAAGAAAATCGTTCAACTCAGCAACGGGCATGTCTTCACAGAAGAAGACTTGATGTCAGAGCCGGATCTTTTAACGGCTATTCAGGTTGGACAATTACAAGTAACCAATGAACGCACAACAAAAGGCCATAAGGTCACTCAGTATCTTGTTTCTGGCGTTGATGTCTTGGAAAAGAACGAATGGCCTGGGAAATATATCCCGATTATTCCCGTTTATGGTGATGAGTTTGCAATTGAAGGCAAGCGTTATTTCAGAAGCCTAATTCATTCGGCAAAAGATCCGCAACGGATGCTAAACTATTGGCGTTCGACATCGACTGAATTGGTTGCACTTGCTCCCCGCGTTCCGTTTATCGGTCCTAAAGGATCATTCGGTTATGATGAAGAGCGTTGGGAAACCGCCAACACTGAAAGTCATGCTTATTTAGAGTATGATCCAGCTAAAGGACCACCACCACAACGCCAACCGCTTGATATGGGTGTTGCGGCAGGAGCCTTGCAGGAAGCATTAAACGCCAACGACGATATAAAGTCAGTCATTGGCATGTATGATGCATCTATAGGCGCTCGATCAAATGAAACCAGCGGTAAAGCTATTATGGCTCGTCAACGTGAGGGCGATACGTCAACTTTCCATTTCATTGACAATTTGAGCCGTTCAATCCGTCAAGTGGGTAGAGTTCTTATTGATCTAATCCCATCAGTTTACAGCGGTGAGCGCGTCATACGCGTTCTTGGTGAAGATGGTAAAGAGCAAAACGTTCCATTAGGTCAGCCAACGCCGCAGCTTGATAAAAAAGGCCAGCCAGAAACCGACGATCAAGGCCAAATAATTATGGCTATGCATGATTTGACGGTTGGTAAATATGATCTAGCTGTTGATGCTGGTCCATCGTTTACGTCGAGACGTGAAGAGGCAGCAGCTCAAATGACAGAAATGATCAGAGCATTCCCACAAGCTGCACCGGTTCTCGGTGGTCCGTTGGCTCGAAACATGGATTGGCCTGGTGCGCAAGAAATTGCGGATAAGCTTGATAAGCTTGACCCAACCAATAAACAGCAATTACCGCCACAAATCCAGCAGGCAATGGAACAAGGCAAGCAGAAGATTGCCCAATTAGAGCAAGAAAATGCTCAATTGAAAATGCAAATGCAGAATAAACAAGGCGAATTAAAGGTTGACGAGTTCGAAGCTCAAACAGACCGCATGAAGGTTGAAGCTGAAATTGGCGAGAAGATTGTCAATGCAGTTAGTCCTTACGTCTAATCAAAGAATACCCCGCGCGGAGGTTTAGAAGCGCAATCAATTGCACCAACCAGAAAAGGAGTGCATCGTCATGGATCTTGACGAGATGAACACGCATGTCGAAAACGGACTGGAAGCAGCAACCGAGACAGAGCAGGAAACAGAAGTCGAAACGGATCAAGGACCAATCGATCTTGACCAAAATGACGAAAGCGAAACGCCTGAAACAGATGCAGAACTTGAAGCGGAAGAAGAAGGCGAAGAGCAGGAACAACAAGAACCCGAATTTGTAGAGTTCGAATTAAACGGGCAAACCTATCAAGTACCACCTGAGTTAAAAGATGGTTACATGATGCAAGCGGATTATACCCGCAAAACTCAAGAAACGGCTAAAGCTCAACAGGAAGTGCAAGCACTGCGCGAACAAGCGCAACAAGCTTTGCAAGTTACCGATGAAGAGCTAAATGTCAGAGCTTCTCTAATCGGCATCAACCAGCGACTTGATGAATATCAAAAAGTTGACTGGAATGCTTGGAACAGTGAAGATCCAATGGCTGCACAAGCTGGATGGATGGAATATCAGCAGCTTGAAAAACAACAGCAGCAAGCAAAAACTTATTTAGATGGTTCGCAAGCTCGCAGGTCTGAAACGGAGCAGCAGGAAACTGCCAAGCGCCTTCAGGAAACCTTAGACTACGCTAAAACGAACATCCAGGGCTGGACACCGGAAATTGACAAGCAAGTCACAGACTTTGCAATGGAAGAACTTGGTTACACTAAAGAGGTGTTGCTAGGGGCTTATAGCCCTTCAGTTTATCGCACATTGCATCTTGCTTATGTCGGCGCTCAATCAATGAAACAGGCACAAACACGTCAACCGAAACCAGCCAAAACAGTCAAACCGCTCAAAACCGTATCAGCCAAGTCATCAGGCCTTTCAACAAAGGACCCATCTGAAATGACTATGGATGAATACGACAAATGGGCATCCAAAAAATACAAATAGGATATTTGAAAAATGGCAAATGATGTCAAAAAACAGGTCAATCTCATCGCGAAGGAATCCCTTCGTA